TCGCCAGTTCCACCAAGTCCGTATTTTACACCAAGACCGGTTAAAGCACCACCTTCAGCAATATTAGAATAACTGCTTGGTGTTACAGCAGTAATCATATCATAACTGCGATTCGCATTGACTGGTGAAATAGATACACGATCACCCGAATAATCTGGTACAACTGCTTCCATAAAAGTCTTTACAATCTGTGGGTCTGGTAAAGTAGCATTGGCATCTGTTACAATATTATTTACATAATCAAAGTCGGCTGGATATTTGACACCCCCCTTGAGAAACTGAATTCTTTTGAAAAAGGCGAGATCAGTATCAGAAGTTCCCTTACCCGATGGGAATGTTGTTGCTTGTCCATCATTTGTTAAGGTGTTAATACTGGAAACAGGCATAAACGTCATAAACGCACTTACGACATTCTTTAATGCTAAATTATACTGAATCTGTGCGTTAGTGGAGTTGATAGAAGTGTATAGCGAAGTGATCGTATTGTATTCATAAACACCTTGATCTTCACCACTTGTTAATTCACCAGCAGGAATGTCTTGAACTTCACAACATAGTTTAAGATTGGTTAGTTCATAATGTGCGTCAGTCAATCCAGTTGAGTTACCACTTGTGGAATAAAAAACGTTTTGGTCTGGCATAAGTTGAAATTCTAACTGGATACCACCAAAAGCATCAGGTCTTAAATTAATAAGACTACCACCCATCATGAAGCCCGAAGGCGTGTGAAAACTAAAAGAGTTAGTCTGTGCGTCAACACCCGGTTGATTAGAAGCATTTTCAATCACAGACTTACGGAAGGTTTCAGCATTTGGCATAATTAAACACGTCTGTGCTAAGTGACCCATCTGGTCTTGGAGCGAGCTGGTTAATCCAAGGTATGTATTTAGATATTTTGAATAATGCCTTATACTTTCACAAATCATCTTTGACTTAACACTGCGAACGGTAAATGTATCAATTACATTGTAAATACCAAGACGATTATTCATAGTTAAACCATCACCATCAATAAGGGGAGTGGAGTTGGGTTGTATGTTGTCCTTGTAAGCATTAAAATTTCCAACTATGCGAATACTTCGGGGATCAAGTAATCCATCTTGTGCTGAGATGGTAAAACTTAAAACAGGAAATCCATTTTTGAAAGATACTTTACCATCACTTGGCACGTTATCTGGGCGAATCTCAATATAGCGACTTGTCATTTTATACTTATTAAAATATAAAATTGTGAAAGAAAAAATTAATAAAAAAAGTTAATTTACATAACAATATCAATTGAACCATCACGGATAACCAATCGGCGTAATCCAAATACAAACGAGTTAAAGAGCTTCGGTTTGGTTGGTTGCGTAGTTTCTTGATATTTGAGAATTACACTTAAATCTTTGCCCCTTAGATCCATAGCACCCTTCTGACCCCCAGCACTAAATCCACGACCAAATACAAAATTCTCCAAATAATTCTGGAAAGATTTCGGTTGAATACCAGCATTATCAAGGCATTTTTCAAGTTCATACAGGTGGAACGCATCAATTGAATTTCTTGTAGCAGTTTTCTTAACTGATATTGGTCTGCTGGGAACTCTCTTGCCGTCCACGAGATACTGGATTTCAGATAAATAATCAATAATGCCCGTATGACTGGAACGATTATTCATTAATACTGTATCTTGTGCGTCTTTAGTTGATGCGGTTGAAACATTCGCATCAGAACCCTTAATAGCATATCCAGCCTTTCCGGTTTTCTTTTCAGCACTATTGTAAACAGTAGAATCTTGTGGAACAATTAATAAAGATTTTGCCCGAGAATTATTCGCAAAAATCTGAATATTAGTTTGGCGATCAGATGCGAGAATACTTTGTTTGTAATTATTGTATGTCATAATATCAAACTCAATTGCTTTACCTTCACGTACCTTCTTTATCATTCCACTTTCATAAGCAGGGTCAAGCATAATCTGCGATACAATTAGATTTACGTTACTTACAGTGTATGACGCATCATAACTGGAAACTCTTTCACAAACAGTAGAATACATTACCCATTCTTCACTTGGAATATCAAAACCAGTTGGTGTGTCATTCTGAACTGCGGACGCAAGTTTGACTTCAATTAATCCTTCAGATCCATTAGCCGCTGATGAAAGATTAATTTCACTAATTACAGCAAGATCAGATAAAGTAGAAACAGAACCATTGTTAGTTGCTTTACAAAAGTTAATGGTTTCACCGACAACAAATGGAAATTTAGATATACGATCTCCACCATCATAACCATTACGTGGAGATACATAGAATGTATCACTGGACGACCCATTCGTCCAATCATCTGGAGCATCAGAACCATTAAGACTGTGGAAAAATGGATTTAGTTGAGTTCTACGTTCACGATTTACACTATCTAACTGAGTTAAAATGTTTTCTGCTTCATTTAGATCTATTTCGATATAAAGTCCCGAAGTCATCATAACTGGGAATATAGATTCACTCTGAGCGAATATTCCGCTATGTAAGGGCAGACATAACTTAGCAGTTAAGAAATCAGAATCGCTAAATGATGCGTTTTGATTTTCCGTTACTTTCTTGAAATAAGGATTGGTTAGAGTATTTGCCATTGCTGTTTGAGTTGTTCCTTGATCTCCACGATTACCCGGCTGATAAACGTGACAACCTTCTTGTAAAGCACGAATATTTTCATCATTCTTGTCCTTATCGTAATCATATTTAACACTTACATAAGTTGCGTATTCAGAAAGTTCTTCTAAAAGTTGACCGCGAGATCCATCGTAAATTCTAATATTTTTGAATAATGTAGACGAACACTTATCTAACTGAAGACGGGTTCTCGCATTACTCGCAACACCAGTTGGTAGTTTTATCTTGAAATCAAAACTTAAATACGATTCTCGTCCATCAATAAATTTATTAGATGGATCAACAAATAGCTGTATCTTTTGACCGGGCGAATATTCTAAGCCATTTTCAGAAGGAATAGAAACACGCTTTTGACCAACGCGAACAGAATCATCAGCTCTCCAGTAACTCATTTTATAATAAATGAAATATAAAAAATTAAATTAAAAAAAAATCAAAAAAGTTATTGAACTCCAGCAGATGCTTCTTGTGTTGCTACAGGTGTTGCTACTTCAGCAATAGTTTCAGATTTTTGTTGTTGTGTTAATTTATCCGAAGCAGTTGTGTCTGTTTGTTCTCCGACTTCATCAACAGCCGCTGACGCTAAATCTAAAGCACCACCAATCAGTTTTGCGGGTGGATAAAATGTACCAACAATATCAGCAATTGAACCACCAATTTGCATGATGTTACCCGCTTTTTCCCAACCATTATTACCAGCAATATGAAATCCACCTTTGAAATCATTGTAAATATCCATACCACCAACAGCCGCACTCATTAATGTTCCAGCTGCTTCACCACCAGCAGAAGCAAATTTACCAATTTTACTTTCACCCGCTTCAGTTAATGCTTGTTTTGCTCCAGAAGGTATACCATCAACTAATTTAGATCCAGTAGATTCAACATCTTCAGAGATAGATGCTCCAGTTGTAGAACCTTCAGCAATTGGTTCTGCTGGTGGTTCTGTTGTTGTTTGTGCTGGTGTTTGTGCGTCTTCTATATTACCACTTGTATCTGGTTTATTTGAATTTTCATAGTCACTTGTTGGATTTGAACCCGCTTTTTCACCCGCATTCTTTGCTTTATAATCCTTGTATGCTTTAATAGCATCTGGCATCTTTGAACCCTTCCATGTTGCCATAGCTGCTTGCTGTGCTTGTTGAATTGTGTTTGCCGTCTTTAATTGTTCTCTCGCATTTTGTATCTGGTCAGCAACATCAGAATTGTGTTCTCTAATTCTTTCATTCAACTGTCTAACTGAATCAAGACGTGCGTTACCATTAGCAATAGCACTTTGGTTTGATATATCTTCCATTTTATATTATGTAAAATATATTTTATTATTTTATTAAAAAAATAATTAATTGTTTATTTTGGATGGATTTTTTCTTGAAAATCATAGTAAACTTCAGCTGGATTTTCACTTGCTTTTATATACATAAAATGATATGGTGTTGAGTGACAATAGTTATATAATTCCATGAATTTATTATCACCATCTTCGCCCAGTAATCCACTGAACTGTTCTTGCAGTTTAAGAATTTCCTTGTGGTTATTTTGGCGTGCTATAATGATGTCTCGTGCTTGGGCTCTTATCAGTGGCGGTATATGATTCAGTGACTGAACTGATAAAATACACATATCAATGTAGTGTCTCATTTTTGTCATAAAAAATGCGAGTTTATTATTACGTTTACAAAAGTCTGCTGTAAGGCAATCATCTAATACCAAACAATAAGTCGGTCTTTCTGCTTTTGAATATTTGCCTTGTGATTCAATAATTTGATCTATAAATTTATCTTCGTAATGGTCGTCACAATCAAAATATCTATTTAATAATTTTCCCTTATCGCACATGTGTAATGTTGTACTCAGAACACGGACAATATCAAATGCGTCTAAATACATCTCTTTTGACATTAACATATTACAGATAAGATTACTCTTAGAACTCTTAATGGCACCAACTAAAATACAACAGCTGGGACATTTTGGCAAATTTGGATGAATATGTTGGAATCTTTCATCACCATCTAAATCTTTGACTTTATAAATCTTGGGTGGTCTCTTCTTATTTTTAACTTTCTTATCAATCTTAAGAGTTTCAGGTTCTTCTTCACCTTCCATTATATTAATATTTATATTTTTTTATTTAATTACTTATTTTTGATAAAACTTCATCCCGATATTGAATTCTTTTACTCATTGACATCCCAGTGAAATGTGCTGAGAAATCTCCGGGTTTCCATTTATTTTCTGGTTTCAATGTATGATCTCTATGAAAGGATTGAATAATATTATGGGGAATAACTGTTAATGATATTTTTTGATTTGGAATTTTTAAATTTTTAACCATTATATCTTGTTCCCATAATCCACCCCACTTCTTGTCTGGATATTTTTCACATAATTCCCATATTTTAGTAAGATAATCGTATGTTTCTTGATTATTTTTACATACAAGTATACCGGAATTAATTGGAGAGTATATAACATCAGCACTGACTAGTATATTATTAAAAGGATAATCTTTGATGAGTTCTTCAAATCTAATATTTTTATTCGTGATAAGAATATCATCATCTATCCAGACAATAGTTTCTATGTCTGGATTGTTTTTCATTTCCCGTTGTAATAATAATATTTTACTCCAAGCGGGCGCTCGTTCCGTAGAAAGAACTTTATTCTCTAAAACACATTTATAATCATGTTTATTACAATAGTCTTGTAAATGATTAAACATTGGTTGGGATAATTGGGGACGATCGGATAAACTACAAAATAACATTTTCATTAATCTCTTTATTTAACTTATATTTTAATTTGAAAGTGTTTAAAATTTCAATATTTTGATACAAAAAATTATATGAACCCATATTTGACCCAAAAACATTATTTTTGTGAAGAGCATCATTATCAAAACCATATTGTTGTGGATTAATGTATCGTCTGCCGTTACTTATTGCGAATTTATTTTCATAACAATTTGATAAGATAAAATCATCACCAAGAAAACTCGCAGATAAATATTTATCTATTAAATTATCTGATTTAAAATCAAAATGTTTGTAAAATTTAACGTACCAAAATATGAATGGATCAAATTGATTGATATCAAAACAAATTCCACCATATCCTTCAACCATATCAGTTTTACCTTCTATTATTTTATAATTTCTATTTTCATCATAATCAAAGCCCGATCCAGTTGTGATATTATCTTTTGTTTTTTCATTCATTAATTCATAAAATAAATCTGGATGATACATGGTATCGTCATCAATAATAATAATTTTATCATCTTGTCTAACTTTAATTCTTTGTTTTATTTTTTGAAATGCTCCAATATATTTACAAACTGGGCCATAATCATCAACAATATTAAAAATAATTCTGTTATTTGATTTACACAAATATATTAATTCTTTTGGTATTTGAAATTCACCGAAACGTTTATATTTAACACAGAGATTAATAATAAAATATTTATATCTTATATTTACTGTGTGATGTAATATTGTAATTAGTTTATTGATTCTACTTGGAATAGTTGAACAACTCAATATAAATCCCATTTATTATAACAATAGAAATTTTATTTATATTATTAAACGATAGAATAATATCTTATTATCTATACATTATATAGAAAATTAAACATATAAAAAATCAAAAATGTCAATATATATTAACACGTAAAATAAATTTAGAAAAGTCCTGTGAGAAAAATATACCAACGCTCTAAAGGTTGGTTGAGATTTTAGATATACATATATATATATTTATTTTACAAACTTTATTGTGATTAATATATATTTAAAAATAATATATATATATTGATAATATGGAAAATAATATTGAATATTCAAAAGAAGATTTAAAAGAAATATTTGAAATTGTAAACAGTAAATATTTACACTTAAAAGGTCGTAAGAAAACTATATCTAAAAATCAATTTGTTTCTGTATGGAAACAAGATAATAAAAATTTATCAGCGTTTGAATTAATGATAGCATTATATAATGCTGAAAGTATAAATGATAAACATAATGAATTTATTAAAGAATTTATTGAAGATACTTTATCTATTGATGAAGTTAAAAGTAAGAAACCAATTTCTTATTTTAAACATATTAAGAGAATGAGATGGAAGGATCAAGAAATTGAAGAACTAGAATATCGTATTGAAACTATGATGGATGATAATAGTTTAATTAGTATTGAAGATCATAAAATTGAAATAAAAGAATTAAAAAATAAATATAAAAATGAATTAGATGAAAAAGACGATGAAATCAAAAAGTTAGAAATGAAAATAAAACTTATTAATACTGATAATAATAGTAAAATAGAACGTATTGAAAGTCAACTTGAATATTATAAAAATCAAATAGAAATATTAACAAATGGATAATATGCTCAGTAACATGAATCCCATCTATTGACTAATCGTCCATTAACTCTCGCACCATATCCATATTGCTGTGGTTGTAATTTATTTAATAATTCTTGCTTTGATTGTTCCAATGCCTGTTGCTGTTTCTTTTCTGCCTTGCGTTGTTTACGCAATGTTTCATATTTTACAATCGCGTCAAATTGAGCATCTTCTAAATCTTTCCTTGTTATACCAGAAGCAGAAATCTTTTGCACTTCTGGTTCTGGTTCTGGTTCTTCAACTTCTTTCTTTAACTTCTGAACTTTCTTTACTTTCTGTTGTTTTAATAATTCTTTTTCTTCGTTTTCTAATGCTTTCATTTTCTTGCGTTCTTCTGCTTTTGCTTTACGAGCTATCATTGCTTTTTCACGTGCTAGTGCTAACTTTGCTTTATGCTCTTCACTCATTGGTTTCCTTGGTTTCTTTTCCTTAACCGACTGCTTCGCTTGCGACTTTGCTTTCTTTACAACTGGTTCTGGTTTCTCAACAACAATTTTTTCATAAATAAAATTTGGATTTGATTCACCTGTTTCTTCGCTAGTATCCATATCATCAAAGATATCTTTTTCATTTATTTTTTCTTTTTCTACGACTTGTGGCATCATATCAATCTCTTGTACATCAACATCTTCAATATCAATATCAACTTCATTTTGTTTAGCTGGTGGTGGATCATAATCTGGTTCAAAATTTAATTGGACGCGTGGTGGTTGTTTTTTACTCATTTTTATAATAATATATAGATATTTTTTCTATAAATTATTAAAAAATTATTAAAAATTATTGATTTTCTAAAAAATAAAAGGTTAAATTAATTTAATTAGATTATTTACATCAATTCTTTTGGACGCTTACGAAAATACAAACAAACTATGCTTTGTCCGGTTAAAATCTGTGCGTATTGTTCATTAACGTAACAGAAAGATATATCAAACTCATTTACTTGTAATGGTGCGGGATTGTTAAGGTCAATGAAAACCATCTCATTCGGGGAAAAATATAATCGTCCTGTGGATTGTGTATTATCAAATCTTGGAAGGTGAGCTATAATTTTTGATTTATTACCATTGTGTGCGTTCACCACATCTTGTCCGAAATTATTTAATTTAACAAAGATTGCCATACTTGATGATAATGAAGGAGCAAAAGCACTCTGAAAGATAACTGCGTTTGTTCCAGCACCAGAATTTGGAACATCAACAACATTACGATTGAAACCCAGAAGTTGTCTTGCGTTCGCACCAAAAGTTGGTTTATAAATTTCACTTTGTTCTGGTATGATAACATGTTGATAATTTACACCACCAGAACCATTTAATGTTTTATAAGTTCTGGTATTTGTGTCTGGATTATTCCAAGTTCTGGTTTCTAATTCAGCACATCTGTAAGTTGTTCCCAACACTTCAAGAGTTTCAAACCAACCACCTTTATTGAGTTCTGTAGCATCATAATCAGTTAAACCAAGTCCAGAAAATTCTTCAATTCTCATCGTACAACTACTAGCATTACCACCATCTGTGCCAATACATAAAACTGGATGTAAGCACCAACATGCTTGATTCACTGGTTTGAAATAAGTTGAAGCATCTTGTCCCGAATCAAATTCAGTTATAAGTTCCCATTGTTCGTCTTCATCGTTATATAATTGAACTGAAAGGTCTTCACCGCTCGAGAAGAATCCAACCTTTGTATATATTGAAGCATTAACGGTTGATATATCATAAGGTGTATCTGGGTCTTGGAAAGAACTATTTGTGTTATTATAATATTTAACTTCTTTCTTAATAATACCTTTACCATCTTCTATACCTGGATCATTAACGGTATGAAATACTCTAAGTTTTCCATTTACATCACGACCAACAGCAAAATCAACAAAACAATCTTGTTCAAATTGTAATCCATCATCATATCTGAAATAATTATGGTCTGGAACATAATAACCATCAAGTGTTACTTGATTAACCGCACGAGATAAAGCAACTTGCCATTCAACTCCTGAACTGTTAACATTCGCAAACGAACCATTATTAATTTCAACGATGTAAGAACCATTTGTCAATGAAAAGGGTTGAGCCTTTGCGATACCACAGCATCTTACAAAATCTTTACCATCTTCCCTTTGAAATATATTATTAGTGTAAGAAAAAATACCTTCAGAATTACCTTCTAAGAAAAATTCTTCAAACCCACCATTTGCTGGACGATTATTAACATTGGCATCAGAAGCATTTTGTTTAAATGTAAATTTGTAACCTTGAAAATCAACATTATCAGTATTTCTTAATGCTTCACATTCAAATAATTCTTTAGTGTTTGGATGATAAGAAATTTTTCTAAATGTTTCTTTAATACGATTCGCAAAATCATCAGTTCCAAGTTCAATAACTTGTCCTTTTTCATCTTCATTGGTAAAAGTAGCAATTACTGGATATGATGTTGAATCTGAAATCTGTGGTGCAGTAGTTCCATCTAGATCAAGCTTATCTCCAAAGTAACCATAAACTTTATGATTATTGCGACTAAATACAACACGACCATCAACATTAACTTTACAAGACTGTAATGCGACTTGAGCGTTAGCAGGAATAGTCATTGTGCTACTTAGTGGATTTCTAAAAGACCACGCATTATACACAGACTGTCCTTGACGAAGAGATGAACCATCTTTTTCTTGATTAGAACATATAACTAACGACATTTTATATTAATTAAAATATTATTTTTTTGATTTATTTTTTTTTAATAAAAAATGTAATAAATTATATTATGCCACCGAAAGTAATTCAACCACTTGATCCAAGAGTTCCAAATTATAAACAGAAGCTACAACATAATGTTGAAAAAGCACAAGAAAAAGATAGAATTAAACCAAATGAAATTTTTGAAATGATGGGTGCTAAAAAATCAAAGAAAAAGAAATCTAAGTATTAATTTAAATTGTTGGTAATTTTAAACTTTTGATAATGTATCACTAAATGATACACACTATAAATAAACTATGACGTAACAAAGACCATAATAATAATCATTATTATTGATGTATCATTTAACGATACATTTGAAAAGTATTTAAAGTTTATTTTCTATATTATAGTATAAGTAATATGACAGCATCAGTTCCAAAATCACTAAATTTTCCAAATGTTACTGATAATGAAATCAAGAACTTTTACTCTCTTACACCAGTTGATACTGATGATGATAAATATAAGTTTGATAAACAACTCAACAGAATTCTGAAAGAATACCTTGATACTCAAGAATTCTCAACTGATAATGCTAAACGTAATTTTAAGAAACGTCTAAAGAAAATGATTCTATCAAATGAAGAACCAAACTCAAAGGTTTATGAGTCCTTTATTAGCTGGAGAGCATCCAGAATTCAATTTTATAAATGTAAGGTCAGAGACCTTCAAATAAAAGAATCAAGGACTGACACAGAAAAAGAAAAGGATGCTCTTATCCATAAGCTAAAAGCAGAGCTACAACAAACCAAGAAACAATGTGAAATTTTCAAGAAAGAAAACATTGAACTGAGAGAACAATTAAAACAAAGTGTAAGTGTTGCTAAGCAACCAACCCTTAGTGTATCACTAAATGATACAGAAGAATATAAAGTTGAAGAAGTTGAAAAAACTGAAAAGACTGTTGTTAAGGTTGTATCACCCAAAGATACAACAACACCAAAACCAAAACCATCTAAGCCAAAAGCTAAACCATCAAAACTTGAAATGACCGAAGATAAACTAATTGAAATTTACTCTAAACTCAAGAATGACGATGAGCGACTTGAAGTTTATTTCAATGAAGTAGAACACAAGAAACAAGAATTGATTTCTAAGTTTAAAGTCAAACTGGAATGCGACCCTGAAGAGATTGAAGACTTAGTTGAGAATGAATTCCAAACATTTATTGAATTAGAAGGAGCAGTAGAAGAAACACTTGATGATATTGATAAAGCAGATGAATATGAAATGTATGAAGCTCAACTTGAAGATTTAAAAAAGCGTCTTGAAGAATTAGCAACAGACGAGTAACTCATTATAAGCTTCATTAATTTTAATAAATTCATCATGATTACCAGTTGGTCTGTCTGGGTGATGAATTAAGCATAATCTTCTGTAAGCCTTTTTAAGGTCGCTTTCAGTCACGGGTGGCTCAATTTGTAGAATTTCATGTGACCTTGATTTCTTCATTGTGTTAACTGGTGGCTCAACCTTGTCAAACCTTTGTTTTTGATTTCTATGTATGAAACAGTCGCAAGAACCCATAAAAATCGGTAATCCTGTGTAACAACATTTTTCACCACCATACAAATTTTCATCCAACATATTCAATAACTTAGATATTAAATTTATTGAAAAAACGAATTTCAACCAAAAAATATATGTAGAAAATAAAATGGTTCGAATGGAAATCCAAAAGGGAACTGCTAAGAATAAAAAGTGGAAAGCGATTTTCTATGACGATACAGGTAAGAAGATACGCACATCACAATTCGGCGATAACCGATATCAAGACTATACCCAACACAAAGATAAATCACGCAGAGATAAATACAGAGAGCGTCATAAGAAAGATCTGGCTTCTGGGGATTACACCAAACCGGGTTTTCTAAGTTTCTACATTCTATGGGGACAATCAACATCTTTAGATAAAAATATTTCAGCATATAAACGAAAATTCAAATTAAAATAATTTACAATCTCGGTGGAGTCTTACCTTTATTTTCTTCCAAAATTTGTTGAAGTACATTAAATGTAACATTTCTATTTTTTTGAATTTTAAACAAGACGGTATTTTGTTCTGATGTATTTGCGTATGATCCATCTGGGTCATGTATACTACAAGTCAAAGAAGCAAGTTTTAATGGTTTAGTTACTGTGAATTCTAATGAACTCTCTTGACCGAAATAAAAATCACCGTCCCCATTTATTTTATCAACGACACCAATAATCGGCATCGTTGTATTATTTTTTTTACCACCAATAAATGGTGTTTCACTTAATAAATTACTTCTTATTGTATAATATCCACGAATCATTCTAGTTGGCAATTTATCAGCAACAATTTCAATACTTGATGTTTTAACTACAAGTGGTGGATAATATGCGACTTGTTTAACATTATGTTTATCAATTAAAGTCCCCGTTCTTTGGAGCATATTATTGTATAATGGTACACCATACAAATTTTGAGAATAAAATTTTGTTTCACCTTCTGGAACTAACGCATTTGTTGTGATAACAGATAAATCATTTCTATTATTTGTATCAATTCTTTGAAGTCTGTTATTGCTTGAACTATGAAATTGATTATAGCTAAAACCAAGTAAATCCCATAAACACCCATCCCATTGATTTTCACTCAAACCAAAGTCTTCAATATTGATTCCACATAAAGAATCATAAATAGTCCATGGTTCATAATTCATATTTATGATTGGTGATTCAGCGTTTTTATCTTGACCACCACTCTGAACAACATATTTCTTTATAGTGACATAAGGCATTCTTGCTGGCGTCCAGTCTCCGTATTGTTCTGTTGGATTAATTTTAAAAACAACATCATCTGCTTGGGGATCTTGGTCTTGGACATTATCAACCCAATCTGCTTCAAACGCTTGTTCATTACCACGATTCATAGCAGTATGAAAATCACTAATACTAAAGTTAGTTCCATTCCAATTGATCTTTGGTGCGTCAGCTCCAATATATAATTTATTGCGTAAAAAATTAGTTGATGCTGTATAATTAGTTAAAACTGTTGTGTCGCTGTTCCTTGCTAATGTATAACTTGTTTGAGTTGCGGCTCTACTGTCAAAATTACTTGGTTTCTGAGATAATCCGCTATATGGTAAAATCCAAGTATTTCCGGGTGCCGAGAAATGCATATCGAATCCAATCCTTCGTCCTTCTTCAATTTCACCCCCTGCTAAACTTCCAGCATCTATTAGAATGAATAATGCTGAACCCCGCCCATTATTTACAGTTGGATAAATAACCATTTTACCAGTATTTGATCTACCAAAGCAACCATAAGATTTTTGATCTCTACCTTCTGCTGGCGATTCATAAAAGATATCTTTTTGTGAACTATCATATTGAAATGGTAAAATTAAACTATTAAAATTAGCGGAAGCGTTATTTTTCCAAGTTGGTCTTTCATATCCACCGTGTCCCAATTGAAAATTTCCCTTTATTTCCATACTGGCATTATTGTATCGGTTAATATGACAATATCTACAATTATTAATGTTATCACCAGCATGATATGGTGTTCTTGAGTCAGTAAATATGTTGAATACTTCTGGATATTTTTCCTGTGCTAATATAAAATCTCGCCACTTATTAACATTTTCTTTATTATATGGTATACCAAGAATGATGCCAATTGTTCCCAAATAAAAGGTTCCGTCATAAATATTATCAACTCTCGCACCTTGTACGCCAAGATATGCTCCAGTGGTATCTATATTGATTAATCTTCCAGTGGTATATAATTCTGGACGTTTACAAGCAACAATATGATAATTTTGAAGATATTCAAATCCAGAAGCATTTGAACCAGAATCATCAGTTGAACCATTAATATAATATTTATAATAAGTTTCTGATTCATTACTGGTAGCATCAGCGAGATCGGGGTAAATACTGGCAACATTAAATGCTTTGTAACATTCAGCATTAAACTCTTGATACATTGGTATTGGATAGCCGGGTCTTTCTGGGTTATCAGTAAGATCAGTATCGGATCGGGTAAATCTTGTTTTTCTTTCATTTATTTTCTGAAGTTGTCTTGTGATTTCTTCAGAAATAAACTCTGGTGAATTAAAACCGGCTGGTATTTCAATTTTTTTAAGTTCTTCGTATGGGTAATAAATAGCATTTTCTGGGTCTCTAATACCGGGGGTTTGAATTAAATTTCCAGATGCTGAGCTTGCTGAAAAATAACTCGCATCTCTAACCATCAAAGTATATCTTGAATTATCATTTTTTGGTTTACTTAAAAGTCCACTATTGCCGATATCAACTTCCCCATAGTCTTTTTCCCCGCTAAGTTGATAAAAATCATCATATAAAGCAAAATCATTTTCAGCAAATGGGTCAGTCAATGCCATACCGAAATTATTTCTGTCATCATATTCTGTAAAGTTTTGAGTGGTATAAGTTCCATTATACCACCATCGTCTGGGTAAATGAATATAGTTATGACAATTAGCATTAATATAATAAGATATTTTGAAATATGCTGTGTCATCTCTGACTTCAATTTCTTCTGTTGTTGGTATTGCTTTGATAACTTCGTATCCAGTTGCTAAATCATCAGAAGCATTTGTATAAGATAAATTAACATAACTAAAAGATTGTTTAAATCCAAGACTTTGACCTTTAATTTCAATGCTACTACTTTGTCCGGCACCACGTTCGCTAATCATAGCACCATGAACTGAAACTTTATCACCGGGTTCAAGATGGACGATATCTTGTAGATTATTAGTCCATAGTGAATAATTATCATTGTTGTTTGCTTTTGCTTCTTCACTATGTAAACGATTACATTCAATGACTTGTAAATCAGTATATTGATTCATTTATATATTATTATATTATTTTTTTTATTTGATATTTTTTTTTGTTTAATATATTATAAAATGATTGATCCAAAGATAAGGTTTGATTTACTGGGTGAACTTGATAAGATAGACCGTAAGGACTTGTGGGGAAAACCTGAATGTGGTGAATACTGGAAGAATGAAGAAAATCCAACAATTGAAGAATGTATTGAAATTTTGCTTGAAAAATATCCCGAAAAAAAAATCTATACTAGAGTAATAAAGGATGACCCATTTAGAGATTAATGAATTTTATTTAGAAGAAATTATAAGTATTTTAGCACAACATGGAAGACCAGATTTAATAGCTGAGTTAAGAGATCCAGATTATGAACCACCAAAATCAGTAAGAAAAGAAGTATTAAGTGACACAGAAGGTTCTGCTGAAGAAGAAAGTGATTATGAAGTTGATGTTGATTCAGAAGGTTTCTTATCCTTGAAGTAACCAACACTTTCAAGTAATTGATATCTATCTGGATATTTTGAAATCATAATATCAAGTTTATCCTTTTTATTGTAATATCTGTAACATGCTTGAGCCTTTAAAATTTCATTATTTTCTTGATAATGTTGTTTTTTAATTTCTTTATTTTTATCATAGTGTTCTTTTGCTCTCGAACGATTTTTCATCTTAAACTCATCATTATCTTTAAGTTCAAGATATCTATCTTTATCTCTTTGGCGTTGCTTCTTGTAATTCTTAAGAATTGATTCAATTTGTTCGTCAGTGTATTCGTTCATTTTATATATTAAGTATAGATAATTATTTAAGTAATTTTTCAAGTAATTCTTTGAATTTGTCATCAAGTCCGAAGGGTAATTTATTATCATCTTTTGCGAATTGTAATTTATTAACTGTGTTTGAACCATGTTGAACGCAACACATAACTTTCATTATATCGGTAAATGCCACAGTTTTCTCATGACCAACAAAAATGTTTTTACCTTCACCTTGAGAGTTGTTACCAAATTTACAACTTGCCTTGTACCATTTTTTAGTCATCATCATGGTTGCTTCATGAATCATTACTGCACGATTACCACAATCAATAGCATGTAAATCAAAGTTTTTATCAGTCATACAAAATACCATTTTATCAGAACCAACACAACCAGCTTTATTATCTTTTAAAACTTGATAACTGTGTGATATATAAGTTGGAAAGTAAACATCATCATCATCTAAGAAACAAAATATTTTTGTTTTACATTCTTTGACTAAATCATTGCGTTTTTTACCAATAGTTCTACGTGGTTTATTATTGATATATTGGACTTCAATTGGGTGTAAGATGCGTTTTACTTCATCAATATCTTGAATGAACTTATCAGTGCCGTCGTCATCAATAATTAATTTCAATAAATGGTGTGGATAATCTTGACACTTCAAGTTCATTAAAAATAGTTGGAGAAACTTAGAACGGTTAAAAGTTGGAACAAGGATAGTGATTTCTTCGTCAAACATTTATAATATTACAAATATTATATTTTTAAGGATTTAAACTCATATAATATTCTTTTTGTTGATTTCTGACTTTTTGTCTATTTTTTTTGTAGTATTCTTTCATATAATTTTTATGATATTCTTTTTTATTGTCATAATAATTATTTTTCTTAATATTTACGCAATCAATTTTGTTTAACCAATATTTCTCACGTTCAAATTTATCTTCTTCACTTATATTACTTTCTAATTCATAAATGATACTATTTTCAAGAATTAATTTATTTGAAGAACAAGCTTTATTGATATGTTGTTTATGGATATGTCCATACATTCTTTTTTCTAATGTTTGTTTTGTTGAACCAACATATTTTAAATCGTTGATATCTTCAATACAATAAATTCTATACATATTATATATATTAATTATACAAAATAACCTTAAATAAATTTTCTCAAAATATTAATGAAATTTGTATCAATAAATGATACACATAAAAGTGAAAGTGGTTAAGAACTCAAATGCTCTAAAGGTTATTTTGAAGTGTGTATCAACGAGTGATACAAATAATGACACATTACCCCCAAAACCATGAATTAGAAGGTTTAACATATTCAGCTTCTTGTTTTTGTTCTTTTTCTTCTTGGAGTTGTTTGCGAATTTCAATTTTTCTGATATATTCTTTGAGATATTTAATATCAGATTTAATACCCTTAACATCAGTGACAAGACCTTTTACGTCATCCATTATTTCTTCAATTGGTTTTTTCTTACAAACATAAGGTTCAAACGGGTTAATCTCTGACATAACTATATAATATAACATTTAATATTTTTGAGATTTTAAAAAAAATATTTATAAAATTAAAATATGGTTTTAACATATAAACAGCAATATAATGATAAGTATGGATTTAAGCGAGATACAGCACACAGTAAAAAAGATATTTCAAAGACAACTGGGATACCTTTGCGAATTCTTGATGAAATCTATGATCGGGGAGTTGGAGCAAGAAAGACTAATCCTGAATCAGTTAGAAGTGTTAAATCGGGAGAAAAGATTGGTGGTAAATCTCTTAAAGGAAAAATGAGTGCGGAGCAATGGGCTTTTGGTAGAATTTACAGCTTTATAATGAAAGGCAAAACTTATAAAACTGCTGACAAAGATTTAGCAGATGAATTAAAAAAATTAAAAATTAAGGGTTACACAAGATAATATTTCTTATAATAAATGGATTTGAAAACACCCAGAAATATTCCAGAAGATGTTGAAGAATGGTCTGATGAAATAGAAGACCTTTTATCAGAATGGGGTGAAGTTGCTTTATGTTTTCAGTATCTTCACAGTTTCAGTCAACGCAAGTATCGCAAGAAATATCATCATTTTCAAATTCCAATAATAATCCTGAGTACTTTAACTGGAACGGCAAATTTTGCGATAGATAGTTATGTACCAACCGAATATCAAAGTGGATTTAGTGCTGGTGTTGGTTCATTAAATTTATTATGTGGTATACTTGGAACATTATTGAGTTTTTTGCGTTATTCAGAAGTTTATGAAGGTCACCGTATATCAGCTTTAGCATGGTCAAAATTATCAAGAAATATTGAAATTGAATTATCACTAGATCATCGCAAACGCAAACCATGTCGTGATTTCTTAAAAGTAATGCGTAGTGAATATGATAATTTAATGGAATCATCACCAAGTATTGATTTAGATGTGATACAAATGTTTAATAAAAAGTTTGATGGTAAATATGAAAATGTTAGAAAACCAATTATAGTAAATGGGTTGCGTGAAATCAAACCATTTAAAATACCAAAAGAAGAAATGGAAAAAGTGGAAACGCCAACGTTACCAAAAGTAAAATCAGTTGAAATTATTGAACCAGAACCAGAACCAGAAATAGAACCTTAATCAAAAGTAACAATAATTGGGTTTTCTTTAGTTGCGAATCTAAGTTTAAAATTCAAAGTTTTATTTTTTTTAATACTTTTCTTTTCATCAAGTTCTTTTTGAATCTGTGGAGAGATTAAAGGTTTGAATGTATAGTTTGAGAATTTTGGATCTTCATTCATTAAACGACAACATCTTCGAACACTTGGAATATCCCCAAACTGTTTTATAAAATCCATATCATCTTGTAATTCATTAATAGTTTCATATTTAGTATATTCTAAATCATAATTATTTTTGCAATATTGAATGATATGCTTACATAACATCATAACGCTATTTTTTTCTTTGATAGATAAAACTTTCTTAGAATTCTTATTTATCAAGTATTGAATCAATCCATCTTTGGTTTCAATATTATAAAAATTTTTCTTGATAATGATTGTATCTTTTAAGCATTCAATTAATTTCAATTGAATATCTTTTTTATTATCTTGATGAGAGAATACAACTTTAAGATTCAAGTGATTAATCAAATCAATTAAATCTGTTTTACTGTGAGATTTGTGGATAATCATTTATGATATATTAAATATTTTATTTTTATTATTTTGAACTCATTAAAATAATATCTAAGTTAATATAAAATGCCAGACCATTATGATGAAAGTGAACCAGTTGAAACTCAGCCAGTAAAAAGCAGTCGTGTAAAAATGACTGATAAACAAAAAGCAGATTTAAAAAAACACATGGATAAATTAGATATGTCTGTTAGTGAAAAAAGAAGCCATAGAATGCGTATGATGGCTCGTATGAGACGCGGGGACAGCGTCAAAAAGGCACATAAAGATATAATGAGTAAATAAATCAGTATGGATAAAAAAGAAAAGAAAAGACTTTATGATATTGAATATCGTAAAAGACGCGACGTAATTGAAAAAGACAAAAAAAGAAAACAAACAAAAGAATACAAAGATAAACAAAAGATACGTCTGCGTGAAGGAAGAAAAAAAAATCATAAAAATATTAAGTATAATGAGTGGAGTAAAATGGGAATTAAATGGGATTTTAAATATCAAGATCCATATAAGATGTATTTAGAAAACGAAAATTGCTCGCTTTGTAATAAAACTTATAAAAATAGTTCTGATAAACAATTAGACCACGACCATTTATCAGGACATATAAGAAATTTTGTTTGTCGTGGTTGTAATTCAAAAATGGCAAAATATGATAATCAAAGAATAAGGTTATGTCTTGAAATACATAGATACCATTTTATGAAATCTTAGATTTCTTTTTCTTTTTAAAAACCATATAACCGTTGAGTTCATCATTCTCAATAATTCTTAAACGTAACAATGCTGTGATACAATTTAAAAAATGTATATGGTCTGATCTTCTTATACCTTGATTATTTATCTTTCTATTAAAAATCATATTACAGAAAAGTATATATGCTTTTATTTGTGTTTTGATTGGGATTCCTTTTGATTCCATGATGATAGCTTCACCTTGATTCATATATCTTTCAAATGGTTCACGCTTTGATAATGGAAACGATGAAATCAATAATCCCTTGTAATAAAAACATAGCGTTCCTTGATTTCCATAGTATAACATTTTATATTATATATATAGAAAATAACTTTAAATAGTGATAATCTAAGTTTTTACGTATTATTTATAATAATTATGGCGATAATCTAAGTTTTTACTATATATTTTTAGATTATTTACTGAATTTATACTTAAAGTTATTGATAATTTTAAAATTAGTGATTCTTTTAAGTCATTTTTCATCATATAATCTACTTAAAGTTAGTAAAATGTTAGATTATCGCCATATTTTTATTAAATTATTATCATAAAGTTAAATTATGCGTTTATTTTCTAAAATTAAAATATATAAAGAATATATAATAATCTAAGTTATGACAAAATTTGATCGGGATTATGAAATGGGTAAGAATTCAGAACTTGAATCGCACCAAGATTTAGAATCTATCTTTAAGTGTAAGTTAATACACGACCCCGAAACATTTGCTCATTTTGATTTTCAAGGTGATGACATTTATGTTGAATTAAAGACGAGACCTTGTTTATCTTATGAGAATAATAAATTTTATTACACCAATGAAAAGACTGGAAACAAACGAGAAATAGATTCATTATATTTTGATACTCCAAAGAAATGGTTTGCTTGGGCTAGAAGAGATTCAAATAGTAAGTTTTATATTGTTTGGAAAATATCTGGGAAATATTTTTATTGGAAAATTAATCATGATAGAATAGATTATTATATTGAAGACCAATTCAGAGATTGCGGTAAAGGCTACAAACAACCAAGACAAGTTGTTAATGTTTTCACGCGTGCTGTGACTATTGCTCCTTATTATAAACTAAGTTTTGAATAGTTTAAAGATAAAACGAGATATAATAAACACGGAACATGCCAAATTATCAATTATCCAAGATTTATAAAATTATAGATAATACAAGTGATGATGTTTATATTGGTTCAACAACTCAAAAATATTTACAAGATAGAATACGTAGTCATAAAAGTAAAACTAAACTAAATAAAAATGGTTGTATGTCAAGAGATATTATTAGTCGTGGAAATTGGCGAGTTGAATTAATTGAAAATTATCCTTGTAATAATAAACAAGAATTGAATGAAAGAGAACAGTTTCACATAGATAACAATGATTGTATTAATAAATGTTTAGCACATCATACTATACAATTTGATAAAAAATTATGGTGTAAGAATTCAAGAAAATTACACAGTAGTTGGGGAAATCTTTTAAAGATTGATATTAATCTTTTTCTTTGATGTATACTTGGTTCATAGTCGCCACATCATGACCAGTAATATGTGCCATTTTTTCTTGTTCTTTTTTCATATCTCCAAACTTATGACTCAATACTATCTTTCGCATTAAGGTGGTTGATATGGACTTATTTAAATATTTCTTAGAAGTCTTGATAAGCAATTGGCTCATAGCATTTCTTGATAATGGTGTGTCTTTAGATGATACAAATAATACATCACCGAGTTTTTTATTTGTAGCCTTGATATACATTCTTAAAATCTTTTCAATATCTTTATCAATTGGTAATTTCTTCTCTCCAAATTTGCGTGACGTTTTATATTCATTTAAAATCGCAGTTAATGAATTTTTTTCATTCACTAAGAAATTACCATTTTTCTTATCTTCTTCACTTAACTTGTTATATGCTGTCTTGGTAATATAACGCATCCCACTCAAATCATTGCGAAGTGGATACTTTAATAAAAACGAGTAGATCGTGAAAACCATTAATAATTCTTTTTCTTTACCAGTTAAATTTTCTTTCTTTTTTAATCCCTTTGATTTGATTTCATTTTCCATAGTTGAAATCATTTCTTGAACTTCACTAAACTCAGCAAAGTTCTGTTTCTGTTTGTCAGAGATCTTACCATCAGCATTGTCATCAAGGTATTGCTGATTTTTGCTATCACGGATTTTTTGATATTCTTCGATTAGTTTATCAAACTTATTATCACTGTTGAGTGCTAATAATAATATGATAATTGCATTCAAAGTATTTCTTTGAGATGTATAATGTTTATCTGAAAGTTTTTCCATAACTTCATCTGGATTTGATAAAAAATCATAGCTATCACTTTCAAACAACTTCTTTAATTTATTCAAATGAATTTCATATTGTTTAATACTATTATCTTTGAGATTTGGTTTTACCTTCTTAATTGCTTCAGTTGTATTTTCAGTATTAATCTTCATTATTTTTATAATATAATCAAGATTTTTTTAAATAAAATTAAATTATCAAAATATATTATTGTATCAATAAATGATACATAGAAAAGTAAAAGTGATTCAGAATTCAAATGCTATAAGGGTTTATATTTTTTGTGTATCATTTATTGATACATTAAGCATTGTAAATTTCTACTAGTCCATCAACAAGACGAGCTACACGCATATATTCACAATAGCAACGAATCTTATTTACTGCTCTTCCACTATCAGCCCATGAACCAGATAAGTGTAATTCAATACCACGCTGTCCAACACGACCATTGCTTAGTCTAGATGATAGATAGAACATGTGACCGGGTAGATTGACATTCTGGTCTCTTCCTTCATATAATTCTGTATCAGTAATTATACCCGATGTTGCTTGATTTGAATATTCTGAACGAGTTACAAAAGGTATACCTTCACTATCAGTGAATATACTGAATAGACGAGACGTATTATCAACATCACTTGTATATTCAAATCTATCATTGTAGCGAATATTGTATCTTAGAGAACCAGTTTGAACTCCAGAAGCATTTACAAAAGGAGATACAGAAGTATACTGACCAAGGACAGTCTCTTCGTTATAAGTATCACCGTCATAAGGTAGTGTCGTAATAACACGATTCACTAAACGATTTGCCATACCAAGGTTTCTTACAACACCATTTGAAAGTGCAGATGATGATGTAGTTGTTTCAACAACACGGTAATCAACAAATGAAAAGTTTAAGTCCTTGTTTGCCATAGCATAGCGTTCCATTTCATCGGTAGCACCATAGAAAATATAATCAGCACAGAATTTAAGTTCATTTCTGTCAATATTCATTGCAATATCAGCAGTATCAGAAGAACCAATCTGAGCACGGAACTTGGTAGTTGGGTGGAACGTTAATTCAATGTTTATTGCTTCTTTCATCATGTATAGCGGTAACTGATGAACTTTAAGAAACGGGAACAAATCACTTAAATCAATCATGTAAGTGGGGCATTCAGCTTTAGTAGATGCCAGACCTTCCATCTTAACTGCTCTTGGTAATTCTAAAAATCCCGAGCTGGCATTATTTTCAACACCAGTATCAAGACCAATTGCGGAAGCATTAACAATTGAACCATCTTCATTATAAACAAACTTATGTGCTAATGAACGTCCAGTCGTATACAGTTCACGTTCAAGGTTATTTTCATTTGAAATTAGAGACGATTTAACGGCATGAAGACCCGCCCATGAATCTAATTCATTGAGTGTCTTATTTCCAATTTTTAGAACTGCCTTTTTGACGAGTTGGGCTACTCCCAAATGGGGTGCGAAATAAACATCTACATTTGTTTCAGCTGGTTGAACACTTACAAATATTTTTGAGTGAGATGATAAAAATCCCTTGTTCTGAAGCGTAAATCTTGTGAACCCATCGGTTGTAGTTCCACCGTCGCTAAAGACAACAGGTTCAAGCAAATCAGTTTCAACTTGCTGTACATAATTCACAGGGATCTGCTGTAACTGAAGGAAATCAGGGATTGGAGCTCCACTATCAGATGGCTGGTCGGGTTGCGTATCCATTTTATAATTATAAAAACATTAAATTTATCTTATTAAAATAAATAAAAATTATCAAAGTGTAGAAAATAATATTGTATCATTAGTTGATACAAAGATAAAAATGATTTGTAAAGAGATAAAATTGCTAAAGAGTTTGATTTATTGATGTATCAATTATTGATACATTTACTGAATAAGCTGAACACCATTTCTGTTGTATACTAATTGAGCCTTTGCCTTTACAAAGATATAAACACCAATGGGTCTATCTCTATCTAATTCAGACTCAATACTTACACCAAACTGCTCTGTGCTGAAATCATCGCCAGTTCCACCAAGTCCGTATTTTACACCAAGACCGGTTAAAGCACCACCTTCAGCAATATTAGAATAACTGCTTGGTGTTACAGCAGTAATCATATCATAACTGCGATTCGCATTGACT